ATGCAAGACATGGCACCCTCTGTTACACCGAGAGCCATTTATGCAGGAAATGGAACGGCAAAAAAATCAAAAGAAGATTTCTGGGATAAAAATTTCGGCCCCTATTATGATCCAAAAACTGGTGAAAGATTAAATTCACCACTCGATTTAACTGCTGGTGCTGGTCGTGGTTCTGCGGCGTCAGCGGCTACTGATCCTAGAAGATTGGATTTGCCAACGCCAACCACTACTCCTGTTCCAGAAACACCACCTTCTTCTGCTGTTGTCGGTAAGATACAAGAGAACAATGATTTGAATATGCAATCAACAATGACTGCTGGCGCTTCTTCATCACCTTCTGTATCAGTCAATAATTCATCCACTTCTGCACCAGATCAAACTGTTACTGCTACTGCAACAACAAGAGATGACACACCAATTCTTGATTTGGTTTTAAATAGAACAAAATCTAGGGTATAAAAAAAGGACCTTTCGGTCCTTTTTATCAGTCTTCAGCTAATTTGCTGAAGTATGCCAAATCATCATCATCTTCGGCAATTCCCGCATCTTCTGCTGGCGCAGGTTTACGTGGCATTGCTTTAGCCTGTTCAACAGTAGTACGTGGTGCAGGTGCAGAACCATCAACACCAAGAACCTTGTCCAAACGGGCTTTCAATTCATCATATGACTTGAAGTTTTCTGGTGCAAGGAACTCTTTAAGAGAGTACTCTTTCTTCCAGATTGCTTCGAGTTTCTCATCATCATTTAACAATGCGGATGGTGATTCAAATTCAGACTTGTCATAGTTCTGATAACCTTCTACTTTACGAATCTTCAACTTGAAGTTAGCACCTTCCCACAGGTCAAATGGGTTAACTGCTTTTTCATCCTCAAACTGAGGGTTCATTGCTTCGTTAATCTTGTCAAAGATTTTCTTACCAAACTTGTAAAGGAACACTTTACCTTCGTTCTGAGGATTCTTAGAATCTTCTACGATATAGACGTTAGCAATATAAGAGAGTCTACGCTTTTGTTTACGTGCGACTTCTTTGTTTGCTTCTACACCAGAATTCCACAACTGAGAGTTGTATTCAGAGACTGGATCTTTTTGTCCAAGTGTAGTGAGTGAGTTCTCAATGTACCAGCCACCAGGTCCCTGGAAGCCGTGATTGAATACTTTCACCCATGGTAGTGCATCATCACCGTCAACCGATGGTTGTGGCAGGAAACGAATGACAGCATAACCGTTACCGGCTTTGTCTACTTCTGGTTTCCAGAAATGATCTTCTTTGGAGGGAGTTTCGGCAGAATTCAACTGTTCGATGGCTTTAGCCAGTTTGTCGAGATTGCCTGAGTTGCGCTTTAGATTTGCGAATGAAGACATAGTATTTTCCTTGTATAAACGTTGTATTAAATGTATATTGTTTTATCCACATATTTCATAATGTATGAAGTATATAGGCGAATTCAAATATACTTTTTCAGCATAGCGATAGTGGATTCGGCATTCTTGTGTAGAATACCAATACCACCCGCTTTATTCCAATCATCGATAACAGATTTAGTGTCATCAATGATTATAGAATGTGGTGTAGCAAATTTGTACTTCAGGGATTTACCTGGAACAAAGTTTGCTTTGTAGTCAATGCGGTGAAAGTCTAGCCACTTTTGTTTTTGTGGTGCAATCCGTTCGTGACTATCTGGTCGTGCGGTTGACGATAGAATTTGTTTTTCAATCGGCAACTCATTTAGAAATTTCAATAGAATGAAGGTGTCATTCATTGTGTCGAGAGTTTGAAATTCTCTGTCGTTAATAAATTTTTCAAAATAACCACCAAACTCTTTATTGCTTCGAGTTTCTTCTGGTGTCACTTTAAACTTTTCTTTGTACCGCTTAGAGAAATCGGCAATCACACCGTCCATATCAACATAGATCATGCTAATTGACATAGTTTGTCCTTTATAATCTTTTTCATTTTTGGTTCATCATATGAAAAGAACGGTTTGTACTTTTCACAACTTTTGGTGAAGTCCGGAAACAATATATCATCTTCAACTTTCTTTTTCCACATAGGCATAAAATTCATAAAGTCGTTGAGAATGAGTATTGTTTCCTTTTTCACTTTATCATGTAAGTATAGATTATACAACAACGGGTACTGCCCGTCAACCACTTTTAGCAATTCTTCTGGATTGTCTACCGAATCAAATGCGGTAGATAAGTCCTGCTCAAAGAGGTATGAGAGAGATTGTTGTGTTTTGAGCCAAATCTTGTACTCCGATTCGGCATCTTCTAGTAATAAATCACCAGCCCAACACTTTGGATTGTGTAATAGATTGGCAATATAGAAACCGAACAATTCATCTTTCTTATATTTACGAGAAAGTTTGTAGAAATGAAACTTATCTTTTCGTAGCATGAATGCATCTTTACCAATGGTGATTTTACCATGGTATTTCACATAATCATAATTTGTTGTGAAATGGAGTTTTAATCCATGAAACAACGCAAACGCATCATAACCAACAGCATCACTCATATCGGTAGCTTATTCACTTTCTTAATCATATTACCAGCCTGAGCCTCATCATTAATCTTAGACTTGATTGGTGTCGTGAGTAAAGTAGCCGCAAGTTCAATTTCAAAACCTGTTTCCTCACAATGAACAAGAACGGCTTCCATGTAACCAATGCGGCGTGTCTTTACTAATTCCTCAATAATGGCAGAAAAGACTCTTTGTTCGTCTTTAGTAGCCATTACTTTTTACCCATAGAGTATGCAATACACACGGCATTTGCATTTGTCTCATATGCACACTTAACAGAGATTGGATCAATTCCCTTTTGAATAGCCGATTCAATGTTCTTCGCCATGTTATTACGATCATTGATATTGTAGATTGTAACTGCGGCAATGCATGAACAAGCCGCAAGTGTGATACAAACCATGAGTGTAGTAAATTCTTTATTCATTTTAGAGGATTCCTTTGTTTCGATTGATTTCGTCTTTGCTACTTCTGTAAAAGATGTGTCTTCCAATTTGGTCTACCTTTTCTAATTTCCAACGAGGATTAACGTAGTCTGCATGATAATATGTTGCACCATCTGTAACATCTTTGTAATGTTCATAGTTGATGACCATATTGACTGCTAACTGACGAATCTCATTATACAATGAAGTGTCACGTACTGTCAACCGTTTATTGGTAATCTTCTCCTCACAATACCATGAGAATTGACAAGTACCGCCTGTTTTCTGGTATACTACTCCACAAATGTCATTTGCATAATTCCCTGTTTGAAGTCTATTAATTGTAACGAAAGCAACGGCCTTCTTGCCAATTAATGGCTCATGTGCGGCTTCAAAATAGATATTGTCTGCGAGGCAAGTAACTTGCTTCTGCGTTTCTTTGTCCAAGGACTCGAAACTCGCTTTGAACGGTAGCTTATAAAGATTTATATCCACCAACGATAGGAATATGATGACTGTGGAAAATACCATGCTTAAAAGTATTGGTTTACTTTTCATGTTTTCCCTTTCTAATGATAGGTTATTCTGTTACGAGGAAACCTATCGAAACCCTAAGTGGCGTTTAGGCCGCTAAAGCAAATTTTTCATCGTTTGCAGTTATTTTGATTTAGTTTTTACGTCAACTCTGACGGATAGCCGAATATCGTACTTGTTACCCTGTCGAATCTAGGTCAGGCCCATCAAAAGTAGTTTGTGTTTGTCAATCTAGATATTTTAAAAGGGCATATTCGAATTAGCCTCTAGCATCCTCGGAAGGGACAAATCTAACTGTGTTCAAAACTACTTATGGTGGACCTGGGGGGATTTGCACCCCCGTCCAGAATACTTTTCTTATACCAAGTTTACTATCATTACCGCACACATTATTGTGTACAAGTTCTTTCACGGTAAATTACACCGTCTGGTGTTTGGATTTCTTTCCACTCTGTACACACCGGTTGGCGTTCTACATACACTGGTGGATTTCGTAGTATCACAGAAGGTTGTTGTACAATAACCGTTTCTGTTTGTTTGCTATTTGCAATGGCAACTCCAACAATTCCACCAGCAATGAGTGCTGGTACCCAATTGGAGCCGCCATGCATGTGACGCCAATGGCCGTGATGGCCAT